TGATTTTAATAACTTTGCGTCTGAGATGTTAAGTTCCAAAAGAGAAGCTTCACCGGAACCGACAACATAATTTGTACCCGCATCTCCACCTGTAGCGGCTGTGATGGTTGTTTTAGCGGTTGCCATTCAGATACGAGCAGCGGGGATCATTGTTTCTGGGAGTGAAACAACATCTTTGGGGACCTTGTTAATTTCACCTGAAGTGACGAAGTTCATCAGGTCTACGGCAATATTGCGATCTGAGAATCCAAAGATGTTCTTAGTAGGCATTAGACTAATCCTAGAGGGGCGAAGGCGGCCATTTGGAAACGATTGTAATTGAGGTAAACTTCTGGAGCACCGTCTGCAAGTGGATAACCGTTGCCGTTGAGATTGCCCGTGGTGTTGTCTCCGTCTGCCACGAAATTGGTATATTCCTTAGTAGTACCACTAGTCGCTTTAATGTAGCGAGTTCCCTGATCTAAAAGGAACAGTCGCCAACCAGCCATTATTAATGTCTGCGGGTCGATCTTCAAATTGAATTTGATCTTGTAGGTAACTTGCCAAACTCGTTGAGCATTGAGGAGGGCGGTCTTTCCAGATGGTCCTGTCATGAGAGCACAGTAAGGAGGAGCACCGAGGAAATAATCTGAGTTGACTCTTCCGTTGTAGAGAAGGATTATAGAAGCATTGAAGGTTGGCTCAAAGCGAGTGACGGTGAGTGTGGGAATTGGGACGGGGGCACTTGTGAGAAGTGGTTCTCCTACGGAGTTCAGGATGGGTTTGCCTGTAAGCATGTCGAAGCGGAGGACTTCCTCGCGTTCTTCAATGTCCCAGGAATATTCAACAACAGGAGTTTCCGCGTCAACGTGACTGTCATAAGTACAGTCCACTTCCCAGAGATAGGCAGCAGCGTTAATCTCCCTGGCTTCTTTGGAAATGCAGTAGCCGTTGTCCAAGAAGCTGCGAAGCAATGGTAGACCGGCGGCACTGAGAATATCATCGGTGGTGTTGTTGATGGAGTCACCCAAGACGTAGTTGGTGACCATCCAGGTCTTCCGGGTGCCTGCGGAGAGATCTGTAGCTAGTTCGCGGGAGCCTCCGAGGGAGGTATTCTTCGTCCCGATTTTTCTGATAGTCATATTATCCTCCTGGAGGTGTTGTAAAGGATGAGCCAACACCCTCGAAGACAAACGTGCCACCTTTCTTCAGCAGCATTGTAATGCCTTCTGCAATCTTGGCAGTGTTTGAGGCGGTTTTCTGGGCAGCATCGAGGGTAGCTTTGCGATTGTCAAAGGCTGCCTTGGCGGCTTCCGTTGATCCCATTTCTAAACCTTCCGGCATTTTTGTTGCTGCGAGGCTTCTAAGTGGACCGGGACCACCAGCGGTTTCTGAGTAATTGTAAGGCTTAACATTGCTTTGAACTTCTTCGGCAATTCGATCTGGTAGTTTTGACATTTCGATAGCTTGGTTGACGGCACCCATAGCGTTCTTCTCTTGTTCGGCGTAACCCTCTCTGAGTTTCTTTGTCTCCGCTTCTAAATCTGCGAGGGCTTTGTTCTGATCTTGAGCTAGCTTGTCAGTCCCTTGCTGATTCATCTGGTCGATTTGATTGGTAGCTAGATTGCTTTCGTTGCCTAATGCTTTGGCACGTTCGTTTTCAGCTTGCACGTCTACCCCGGAAATTTTCTTAAAGACCGCGTTGAAGAATTTATTCTTCCCAGCCATTTCCAACATACTCTTGGCAATACTACTAACGGTATCCATCCAGATTTTCTTTATACCAGCCGAGACTTCAATCCATAATTTCTGGAAGAAGAAGGTGAACTCCAACCAGATTTTCTTCATGCCGATGATTCCTAGTTGAAGAATCTGTTCTAGAGAGACCATTAACACATTCATGGCTCCCTTGATATCGCCTGCCAGGATGCGGTCTTTAATAGCTGTGAAAGCACTACCTACAACGGACTTGATATTCTCAAAGGTATCCATAATTGGTTGGCTAATAGCTTGGACGGCTTCATTGGCAATGTCGAAGTTCTTTGCTAAGAGGTAAACGATTCCGGCGATCTCTCCGAGGACTGCTCCTACGGCGACTAAGGGACCAAAAAGGAAGAGGATAGTAGAAGCGATGGCACTGATAGCAACTAAGGCGAGACCAAAGATTTTGAGTGTTGCCCCAAGGACAATGAGACCACCCGCTACACCCATGATGCCCAGGAAGGCGATAGCGAGATTCTTCGCGAGATGTGTGTTTTCCTTAAACCAAGCTTCTAGTCCGTTGAGAATAGGGACGAAGCGATCTTCCAAAGTTTGAAACATCTTTTCAAAGGATAGTCCGAAGGTAACGGCCAGACTGTTGAAAGCGGTAATGAGGCGACGGATGCTACCACCTAAACCAGAGTCCATCATCTGGGCAGCTTCGGCGGCTGTGATTTCACCTTTGGCGAGTAATCCCAAAACTTCTTCCACGCGATCCATGTTCTTCAGGGCTTGAGCGGCTCGTGATCCCCGGATGTTGAAGAGATCATTGAGGACAGTCAGGCGTTCCTGCTGGCTCATCTCTTTCATGCCAGCCCGCAGGTCGTTGAAGACTTCAATCATGGGACGTGCTTCACCGGCCTTGAACATCTCAAAGCCGAATAGCTCCTTGACCTTATCCGCGTTTTTGGTCATTTCGATGAGGAGGTTGTTGAGGCTGGTGCCGCCCTTGGTGCCGGTGAGCATGTTGTTGCTGAAGATGGCTAAGGTAACAACTGTTTCTTCTAGTGACATACCCATGTCATGGGCTGAGCCAGCTACGAAGGAGAGGGCTGAGCCTAATTCCTGGACGGTGGTGGTACCGGCGGAACTGGCGACGAAGAGGGCATCGGCAACTCGTGCGGCTTCTGTGGCGGGAATCTCGAAAGCCATGAGGGAGCGGGCCATGTACATGGCGGATTCCGACATAGTGATCTGTCCAGCTCTGGCTAGGTTGATTACATCGTCAAGTGCGTCTTCGATAGTTTGGAGTGACCCCGGACCAAAAGCCCTGGCTAACTCTTCCGCACCGAGAGCTACCTCTTCCGCTGTGTAGCTGGTGGTGCGTCCGAGTTCGCGGACCTTCTTCTCCAAGGGTTCCATCTCTTTGGTAGTGACTCCGAGAATGGCTTGTGTGGCAAGCATGGCATCTTGGTACTTCTGGGCTTCCCGGATGCCGATATACATACTGCGTCCAAGACCTGTTGCTGCTAAGCCGAGACGGAGACCAGCGGATTCCATGCCTGAGCCTACGGCATTGAGCTGCTTGCCCATGGCAGCAATCTTCTTATTAACTTGGGATAAGACCTTCCCCGTTTCATCCTTGGCCCGGATGAGGACATAAGCGGCTCCGGCGACAACGCGACCCATGGAGAGTGCCATTTTATTTACCCTTTACTGTCCCGGCGTTAATGCGTCCTCGCCACAGTGGGAGAATTTTCGACTTGGCTTGGACAAGAGCAGGCCAAGCGAATTTGCGTTGTTTGTATTTAATTGTTTTGGTGGTAAAGCCGGTGCTGGCTGGTGGCTGAATCAAACCAGCTTTAAGTTTAGCTTGGTAAGCCCTGGATTGCTTACGAGTTCTAGCTTTGCGAGTGACTCGTTTTTTGACAACTCTGATACGAACAGTCCGTCCCCATTCGTGGATCTCGGAGGGAGCCATTTGCCGTTTTCTGGGGAAAGTAAAGTGTCCAATTACCGCAGCGGTATCTTTCCCAGTGCCCGCTGGATCATAGGGAACACTGTAAATCATTTTGAAGCGTTTGGCCTTATCCCTGGAACGAGGTGGTGTACCAGGACGGGAAGGCTTGTCAGTGTTGACTTGGCGAATGCTGCCCCGCATGATGCGACGGATGAGTAGCCCCGCGTGTTTGATGGGTGACTCGTTAATTCTACCCCAGTTCCGACGCATGAAGTTCATGTCTATCGGAGGCTTCTTTACCGGGTAGAGATAAAGTCTAATGGGCACTGCGGAGTTCCTTCAGGATGGAGATACGTTCTCCGTCTGCGTTGTAGCCAGAAGTTACAAAGAGAGGGTGACCCTCCACTTTGATTTTGTCTGTTGCACATTTAATGTAAGGGTGTAGCTTTTCATAGCGTACACCCTTACCTGCCCAACAGCCTTTCAAGTGAGCTGTATGGTGCCATGTTTCCAGGAGGATTGCTTGATATTGGACAAACAGTTCACGAAGTGTTTTTGGTCTCCAGTCTTGTCCGACGAGGGCAGACATGATGAAGACGGTTTTCCAGTCTATGCGTTCGTCTCTTGTATCACCTTCGCTAGTTCCGTTTTGGCTTTCTCGATCTCCAGATCCAGTATCTTCTCCAGATCCAGGTGTTCCAGTTCCTCCTCCATAGCCTGCCCGATCTTCTTTGTCGCCATGATTTGGAGACTGGAAAACCGCTTGATTAAAGCCCTTAACGTAGTCTCCTGGCGATGGAAAAAATTTGGCAGTTCCTCGTAAAAGGCCAGACGGGCGTCTGCGATGCTCTTTCCTGTTAGGCGTTTGGCGAATTCGTATTGGTTAGTGACCCCAATCTTTTCTGCTTGTTCCTTACAGCAACACCAAATCATATCAAAGCAAGCCGCGTCATTGGTAATGACCTCATTGAAGAGATCATCTTGGGGAGTGAGGAACTTGACCCGGACTGGATCTTCCCCGTTGCCAAGTGAGTGGGTGAAGTCGTGAGCTTCAATCAGCATGGCGTTGCCGAGATGCAGCTCAATAATCCACTCCGTTCCTGTTTTGTCATTGAAACTGTGCATGTGTGTGTGTTCCGGTGGGGTGGTGGGTTTGTGAACTAATCGTCTCCTGAGAGAATTGCAATTTCTTCTTTGAGAATGAAGATTTCAGTTGAGTCTGGGTAGCCTTCAACTTGCATGGCTTTCAGGAGTGCTAGGGGATGATCTTTCTTCTTTAGGCAAAGGTTGCGGAGTTCACCCACTGTCAGACCCTCCAGGGGTTCTAGATCGAGGAAGAACTCATCGGGTGTGAGTGCCATGCGGGGATCACTGGAAGCGTGGGGAAATTGCTCCAAGAATTCCCGCTTGTTGAAACGTTTGTGAATCCGCTTGCCTGTACGACGTGATTCTTCAGTCGCTCGTTCGATCTCCTCGGCAATGGTACAGGGAAGATCTGCGGGGAGGACCAATTTCTTTTCGAGTTCGCTGTTCATGATTTGTGTCTTGTGTCTCCGGTGGGAAAGGTGGTTAGGGAGTCTTGACCCAAGTGGGTTCCATGAGGACGGTGGATTCTTCCCAGTAGGCGGGAGTGAGGACCATGTCATGGCTTGACATTTCCTGGGTTGGTTGTGCCCAAGGAAAAGCGGAGATGAAGCAGAAGAGTTTCAGGTACTCCGTACCCGTGGTTGCCAAGACCCCGTTGCAGGTCGCGTACTGTTTGATATTGCGAGCCAGGAAGTTGGTCCGCAATACGTCGAAGACCGTGGTCATGCCGGGGTTGTTGGCAAGAGCGATGTTGATGGATGCGGAAAGCTTGGCGGGCAGGTTGAGTAACCAAGTGGACTCCCGCAAGTCTATTTCCGCTTCACCGACGTTGAGATCCAGCGTCACGTCACCAATCTGCTTCATCTCGACCCAGGTCGGTGCTGCATTGGTGCCCGTGTTGTGATACGCTTTCATGTCGTTACCGACTTTGATTGTCATACTTTAGTCCTTGTGTTGGATTGTCTGTTTGTGAGTTGACCTTGTTGTTCTGGAGGAGACTAGACGATTACCCAGGAAGGTTCCACCAGGGCACCCGCGTCTTCCAGGTAACCGGGGGAGAGGACCATATCGTGACTGCTCATCTCCTGCGTGGGTTGTGCCCAAGGAAAAGCGGAGATGAACCAAGCACACTTGAAGTAATTGGTGCCGCCCGTGGCAATGGGACCACTGGCTATGGCGTATTGTTTAACAGTACGGTTGAGGAAGTAGCCGCGAAGGATATCGAAGATCGTTCCGCCGGGATTGCTGGCAAGAGCGATGTTCAGGCTGGTGCTCAACTTGGTGGGGAGATTGAGTAGCCAAGTGGACTCGCGGAGATCGACTTCCGCCTCACCCACATTCAGGTCTAATGTCACGTCACCGACTTGCTTGATTTCTCCCCAGGTGGGAGAAGCAACGGTCCCCGTGTTGTAGTAGAGCTTTAGATCATTTCCGATTTTGATTGCCATGCTTATGTTTCCTTGATGTAGGAGTAGTGGACCGTGAAGACTGCTTGAAAGACTCCGTTGACGGTAAGTGCTTCGTAACTGTAGATGAGGTCGTTCTCATCCTTGAGCGGTTCAGTGCGTAGCCAAGTGTAGTCCTGACCGGAGACGAGTTCATCGTCTTCACAGATGTTCATGATCTGCTCAATCAGTTCCACCAATTTATCAATGGGTGGATTGTTCTTCGGGTCCACCTTTTGCTGAATGGCAACTTGAACGGGGAGATCCAGTTGGATCGTTTTACCATCGCGATAGACCCGTTCCCGATTGCTACCAAAACCAACCGCGATGACCTTGACCTTGGGTTGTTCCGAAAGGTTCTCCAGATCTTCACTAGGGAAGTAAGTCTTCTCCACGTCGAAGCGGGTAATGACAAAGGTGGCCTTGGAAGCCACGATTTTGTCGTACACGGCATCGCGGATAGTGACCTGGATGGCAGTCATGTTAGCCTACTTGCTTCGCGTGAAGGCGGATGCGTTTGCGGGTGCTGGTGGTGAAGTTATAGATTTCATCGTTGATGGGGGCGACCCCGAAGACTAAGGTGCCCCAGGTGAGTGTGTCTCCGCGTTGGGGAGTTTGTGGTTCCAAGCTGGAGAGGACTGCAAAGTCAAAGATGAAATCCTGCCATTTCTCGACAATGATGACGATACCGAGAGCTTGTAATTGCTCTACGTCGATCTTCTCTGGGGTGAAGTTGGTGATAACAATCTCCACGGGACCGCGAGTGTAAAGCAAGGAATTAGAGTGGAGACCCTGCATCCTGGTTCCCAGGTAATCCAGTCGCGTGGAGTGTTCGTAAGTCATGGTTATGGTCTCGCTGCGGTGCCTGCCTTGAAGACCAAGATGACAATGCTGGTAGTGATGCTGATACCTACGATGCAGGGATACCAAGTCGAGGCAATATCCGCGACGGGTGCAATAGCACCGACGTTACCAGAGACGACATAAATTGAGCCTGTCGTTAATGTGGCTCCGAGAACCATTTGCCCAGCGGTTTGAATCAGGAAGTATTCATTGGTGGTGGCGGGTGTTAAGGCGACGGCTGTGGCGTTGTACTTGGCTGAGTCGTTGGCATCCGCTTGATAGTATTTTCCATCGGTGATGCTGAGATAGACCGGTTGACCTTGCGTGATGGCTTCACCAGCTTTGACTAAGTAGGTGATAGCACCCGATCCGCTCTTGACGTTGGCGGGTGTTTGGGAAATGTCTGCCATGTCTGGTCTCCAGAAGAAGCGGACGGGGGTTTTGTGGGAACCTAGTAGGGGCTAATGTTTGTTTAGTTTCCACTGACCCCCGTCCGCGAACGATGAGTTGAGCTACGCACTCAACGAACCTGTTACGCTGCTTCCGGTTGGTGCCAAACGATAGCAATGGCTCCCGCTCCTGAACTTGCACCTCCGGGTACGACGTAGCCGAAGACCTTGTTGCCGCTGGAGGTGACCGTGACCCGCTTGGCGGCATTGTCCCAGTAGACCTTCAAGCCTTCGGCAATGGCGGCATTGGCAAGGATCTTGTAGACACCACCACCACAAGCCAGGGCACCCTTTTCGTTGGCCGCAATATCGCGGTGAGCGGGGAGCGGCAAGTCTCCGATGACATTGATCTGCCCGCCAGGGCAAGCGGAACCGGGAGTGTAATCCACCATGAGTGGATCGCCGTGATAGAAGATGGCTTCATTGGCTGCCATAGTATTTGTACCTCATACTGAAAATTGTGAATTTACTCAAACGAAAATGTGGACAGGAACCGAAGTGTTACGCGGCTCCCTTGCTCATGACTCCGAGGATCGGATCGCCGTTGGCAACGCCTGCATCGTGGTAGGCTCGCCACTGGAGACCGAGAACGTCGAAGGGAGCGTCATTGCTTTCCACCACCGGACGACGATTGCCGTTGAGGAAGGCACCGATGACCACACTGCCCATGGCGGCAGAGGGATCGGCCAGGAGGAACCACAAGGTGGTGGTCTGACCAGGAATGGCAGCTCCGACTGCTACAATCGCATCGGTGCGAGCTTTGATGTTGGTGTTGTTCAGGTAGGGACTGACCACCGGAGTGAACTTGCCAACATGCGGATTCTCGTCTGGACGACCTTTGGAATTGGCGGTCTGCAAGACCTGGAGACTGGTCTTCGTGAACAGTTCGTTCGCGACGACACTATTGGAGGTGCCCACCAAGAGGATCGAGGGGGACAGCAACAACGGGGCGAGATCCGCGTCGATCTGGTTCATGAAGAGTGTTTCGCCCTGGGAGAGTCCGTCTACGCTCAAGTTGGTCGTGGCACCGCTCAAGTAGTTGCGGTTGCCGCCACCCGTGGGGAACAGCGTGGTCAACTGGTTCATGAGTTGGGTGTAGAAAAGTTCTTCGAGGAACTTCGCACCTTCCATGCCCAGTGCCGTCATGATCCGGGTGAGGGCACCCAGGTCGTCGTTGATGATATCGCGACGGCTCAAGCCTACGATCTTACCGTAGGTGTTCGCGGAGACCGTGTACTTGTCGTCATCGAAGCCACCGTGCTTCAGTTCTCCGTCCGCACCGACTTTCAGGTAACCACCTTTCATGGTCATGCGGTAGAGATTCATGTTTTTGAAGTCGGTAACCGAAGTGGTGTAAACCCACTTCTCCCAGGTCGTATTCTGACCCTCGTAAGCGGCCAGCAGAACCTTGTTGGCAACGTCATCGAAGATGCCCAGGCCGGTCCAGGTGGTGTTACCCGTGGCGGCTCGCAGCTTCCACAAGGCTTCTCGGCAAGCGGTGATGAACCCATCGGTGTTCAAGCGTCCGGGATAACGGCTGCCGTTGGCCTGGATGTACGACTGCTCCATGACCTGGAGTAAGGAGGTGTCCCGGATGCCGGGCTTATCGGCGGCTGTCAGTATCTTCTCCGGGAACATGGACTCGTAGCCGTATTCCCGTCCGAGGACGTTTGTGGCTTTTGCCGGAATACCACACTGACGGACCAAGGAGCACGTCAGAGCTTGCGGATCGAACTCGCTGGAGTTGGTGTGAATGGCGAACTTACCCATGTCCTTCTTCTCCGCTCGACGGGCCTCCAGCTCGAAGCGGTCGCGGGTCCAACCTTCACGAACGGCGAAGCTGGCGAGACCGCGAACGGTGGTCGCTTTGGTGCCGAGGGACTTGACGTAATCGTCGTTCAGTTCAATGTCGCCATTGAGACGAGCGTAGTCCTGAATGGCTTCCACCCGATCCAATTCTTCGGCTTGTCGTTTGCGGACGGCGACCAAAGCATCGTCTTCGGAGTGGAGGGAAGGATTGGCAGCAGGCTTCTTCACGGTCTTTTTGTCGAACTTGGTCTGAAGGGCTGTGAGGACACCCTCTTCCAAGTCTTCAACCTTCAGTCCCAAGGGGGCACAGTAGTCTTCCAGATACGCCTGGAATTTCGGATCGAGTTTCTTTTTCACGTTAAATATTCCTTGTAAATGAGAAAGTTTGGCAACCAATTCCTGGAGGGAGGCTCCCGTCATTTCGATTTCCAGAGCTTCGATGACTTCTGTAGCGAATCCCTCATTGAGAGCTTGCTCTGCGGTGAAGTAGGTG